GCCCGTCTTTAAACATTATGTGCCCAAGTGTTACTTCGCCACTCTGTTCATCTTTTAATGGTGAGTTTTGATTTGTAGCATAACGAATTTCCCTTTGTTCATTGCGTTCTGGATCAAACCAAAGTAACGGTCTTTTTGCACTGTGTTTTGATGGGATTGTATATGTGAGAGGCTGCTTGCCTAGTAAATAGTAATGCCTATCTTTTATTTCCCATTGTGGTTTTGTTGCCTCTTTTTTAGGCTTAGATTTTTTTGTTTGAGGTGCAACCTCAACAGTCTCTACTGCTTTAGCTTCTTCGGCCATGATATGATAAAATTAAATAATTAAAAAAAATATAAACCTGGGGCTGAATAAACAACCCCAGATTTAAGTAACTATATTAGGCTTTCAACAATACAAAGTTGTTGGCTCCTTGAACACACAAACATCTTTCTGACAAGAAGTTTACGTTCATTTCGTCAACGTCACTTGTAAATGCTCCACCTACTGAACCTGTAATCCAAGTTTTAAGTCTTCGATCATCAGCTTCAGAAGCACGATAACGTACGTGAAGGAATGGTCGTCGAATATTAGTACCAAGAATTTGGTCATATACAGTTGAAGTACCAGCTGGAATAAGAACTCCGTCGATAGCATCTACTTCTCCAGAGCTGAAGTTTGAATCAGCGCCACGAGTTGAAGCATCATTTAAGTATTTCCAGTCAGTCTTATAGAAATCGTAAGAACCTCTGCGGAAGCCAGTGAATCCAAGATTCAAAGCCATTTCTTCAGAGTTTTCAAATAGCCCATAAGCTGTACCTCCTTGTGCTCCGCTTGAAAGACCCGCAAGCATATCATCAAAAGCTAGATTAGTAGCGCGATCTAAGAAAAGCATGTTTTCTTCAATAGCACCTTGTCCATCTAAGTTTTTAAGAATGTTATCGAAATCAGTCAATGAAGCTGTAAAAGCGCTAAATACATTTCCACGGCTTTCAATAGCAGCAAAAAGACCTTCAGTACCTTTAGCTCCTTCGCTACCGGCAGAAATACCAGTAGTTTCAGTAGCAAGCTCTGATTCTACCATTGCCATTTCAAGATAATCTTGGAAACGTAGGCGAGTTTCAGACTCAGCTTTTAGATACCATAGGTAGCCAGAAGTTCCGTCTTCAGTAGCAACTTCTACCCAACCAATCTGAGCAGTGTCAGATCCGTTAATTCCGTATTTATCTTTAATGATAATAGGTGAGTTAGAGAATTGAGTAAAAGAAGGCTCAACTGAACCGCTCATTCCAGCAGTTCCTTTTCCAAATTCTGAACCATAAACAAATACTTTCAATGCAGTTCCAGAAACTAAATTAGCCGCCCAAGTAGTTGAACCAAATGGGTGTGCTTCAATAGTAGTATCAGTTACAGCAGAAACAATTGCTTTTTGCTCAGTAGATGTAGAAGGGTCAAGAATAACAACCAAAGACTTTACACGAATTGCGTGAGGCTTAGAAGATGTTACACTTGAATCGCTATCCTGGATAGTTACAGTAGCGTCGCTATTAGTGGCGATGGTACATGCATCATAAGATATATGCAAGCGGTTTTGCTCACTCCATACGACTTGGTCAGAAGTCATAGGCATCTCAGCGCCTACCATTTGAAGGAAGCCAGCGAGCGTACGATTTCCATATCGCTCTACTTCAGCTTCGTAAATCTCAGGTAGATACTGCTGAGAGAAGTCATTGCCAGCACCACTAGTAAAATCAATATAGCTACCAGTAGTTAGCTGTTTTTGTGCAGTTGGGTTAATATCCCCAAACAAAGGTGATAATGCCATTTGTTTTAAATTTTAAGTTTTAACGTTTATTTTTAATTCTAAGTCTTGAAGAATCAGCGCCGCTAACAGCTTTAACTTTTAAACCATTAATAAATACATCGCCTGTTTGTGTTTGACGCGGTTCGTTGCTAATGTTTTTAGACTTAGCTGTTAATTCGCGAACTGCATCTGCACGCCCCTGCTCATAAAAATGATTTATTACTCTGTCAGGATTGTTAGCCACATATAAAGCTTTATGATATCCACTTAAATCTGACACTTCACCTTTGTCATTCAAGAACTTCTTGATAAAGTTACTTATATCTGATTGTTGATTTGCAACTGAAGAGTTATCTTTTAACCCGTATCTAAACTTTTTTTCGCCGAGTTTGAAATCAAAACCTTTGAAATCGTCGTTAAAATAAGTTTTTGTACGATTTTGAAAACTTTCAGTTCGCTGCTTTATAGTTTGCTGCTCTTCATTATATCGATTGAAAAAGTCAACTGCTTTTTGTTGTTCCTGAGTTACGCCGGGTCTCAACTTGATCTCGTCGTAATATTTATCTTTCAGTCCTTCTAAAAAGCCTTTGGCTTTTGCAACTTCTTCTTTATACGCAATTTTTTTCTTACGTATATCTTTTTCATCATCTACGTCTTCATCCCATGTAAAATCTTCCAAAAGAATACTTACATCTTCAGAATCTAGATGAGGTTTGCTTTGACGGTAATATTCCCGCAAAAGTGTATTGTTATCTACATCAGAATAATCTGCATTTAATCTTACATAATCTTCTAACGTTCCACCAGTTTCATTCATAAAGTCTACAACCTTTTGAATATTTTCTGGTAATGGTTCTGCAGTGTCTTGCGATTGCTGCACAGCATCCTCAACTTGCTCTTGCAAGGTTTCAGTTTGCTCTTGAACCTCTTCTTCTGTTACTTCTTGTATTACAGGCGTATCTTCTACCGTTTCTTCGGGCTGCCGTACTTCTTCAACCACTTCTTCGCTACTTTGCGAGTCTCCGGATTCTTCGACAGGAGCATTGCTCTCATCTGTTGTATTGACTTGAACGGCATCTTCTTGTTCTTTTTTTTCGGTAAGATCTACCTTAATGGTATCACCTGTTTCTTTTGTTTCTTCCGCTTTTTTTGACAAATCTACTTTAATAGTTTTAGGTGTCTCAGAAAGCTTTTTCATTTTTCGAGGTTTAACTTTAAATTCACCCTCTTGCTTGACTGTTTCCGCCATGATAAAATATTATAAAATTAATAAAAATTACTTAGGGTCGAACTGACCTAAGTCAAAACCACCTAATACGTCAAACCCAGCGGATTCAAAGTTTTTTGGTAGTGTATCGTTTTTACGCTGATCAATTAATTCTGATTGTTGCGTTGCTTGTATTTTAGTACGCTCATCTTTTCTATCTTCTTTATAAGCGTCTTTTTCTTTTAAAACTTCTGCTTGCGCTTCTGCTAATTGCTTATTAAATTGGAATTCAAGTTCCATTAAGCGCATTTTAATTTCAGCTTCTCGCTCAAGTTTTTGTATTTCAAATTGTGACTTACCTTGCTCTAATTGTAATTTACTTTCGGTAAGCGCTTGTTGTTTCTGTACTTCTGCAAGAGCCGCCGCTTCAGAGGCTTGCGCATTTGCTTGCCCTTGAGCTTGTATATTTTGCTGTTGAGCTGCTTGATCTATTTCTTGTTTCTTTTGCCTTTTAATACGTAAATATTTATTTGCTAAATCAATATTATTTATATTTCGTATTTCAATAGCGTCGTCTAAATAAATAGAGCCGGATTGCAAAGCTGCCTGTATATTGCTTTCCAATGCTTGCTTTTCTTCTACATCAGGTTCGAGCTGCAAATAAATACCAAAGTCATGCAAATGCAAGTTAGATATTTCTTTTAATGTTTCTACATTAAAATCATTTATACTTTGCTCTAAACTTTCTTCTGTTAATGCAAACTCAAATATATCTTTAGCTTTTAATGCAATGTTTTCACATAATCTAAGTGTAATATATGAAGCTGACTGTAATATATGCCTTGTCGCTGTATTGCTATTTGCAGCCGCAAGTTTTTGTAAACCAACTAATGCGTTCTTATCTGGTGAGCTTCCATCGCGAGCTTCATTTAATCCCGTCACGTCTCTTATCATCTGCAGATAATACTGATAAGTGTTAATAAGCGAAGCAATCTTTCCTTGCCCAGAAGAAGTTTGTAATTCTTGGATAGGCACTTTACCAGGATTCATATCGCCATCTTGTGTAAACGATCGACCTACAATACTACCAGTTTGGAAGTACATGTTTAATGCCTCGGCTGGATTATAGTTTGTTCCATTACCTAAGTCTACTTCAGCTAAACCGTCAACATCAACGTAAACACCATCTGGCACCATACGAGACATTACCTGTTGTAGTTTTAAATGAGTAAGCTGAATCATATCTGCAAATCCTGTTATGCGGCTTACTAATGATTCAACTCTTCCTTTATACATTCTAGGTGCAACTAAAGTATAATTCATTTCAACTTTAGGTGAATCCGCATATGGTCTGGTCATATTTTCAGCCATCTTCCACGAAAGCATTTTTTCATGACCTAATATTTTAGCCCCTGTATATAATACCTCAATTACTCTTTCAACTCTTTCAAAGTTATCGTTTGTTGGCGGATTAAAAGTATCAGGCTTTTCTAAAGCTTTTTGTAAACCTTGTTCAGTTTCTTTAATTTTGAATACTTGCTTTTCAAAAGTTTTATATTCAAAGAACATAACGCTAATTGTGTTATTATCGTTTTGTCCATAATAATTTCTTATATAGTCATTATTACCCGGATACTTTTGTATTTCAGCTAAATCTTCCGGTGTAAGGTACGGAAAAAGCTTTGCAATTTCACTTAATGAAATTTGCTTTACTTCACCAATGTAATATAAATCATCAAAATTAGGATCCTCAGTATAAGAGTATACAAGGTTTGCGGGGTCTACATATTTAACACGTAAACCGTTTGATTTATTATATTCTGTTTTAGCAGCGCCAATACCACATACAACTAAATCATAAATAAATCTTTTTCTAACTTCGTCATATTTATTTTTGTCTAAAGAGTTATTAATAAGTTCTTCTAAAGCTATTTCAACAGCTTCTTTGTAATTAAGCTGCATATATACTTCAAACTCATCTTGATCTTTAGGTAGGTTCTCCGGGTCTGGTACTGAAAAAAAGTTAATGCCTGTTTCTTGTGTTAGCTGTGTTAATGACTGACGATTAAACATATCAGACATAACTGTTTCAGCGTATCTTGTTTTCTTTTGTTTTGCTATAGGGTCTTGCGCATATGCTTTTATTTCGT